AGTGCTGCAACAGTTTCGTGGTGGTCTGGTGTAGTCATGCTGGCAAGAGTATCATTGTTGACCTGCTTGTATATAGGGGTAAACACCGATAGTTTTTTTTGTTGATGCGTCATAAGATTGAGGCTCAACAAGATAGGAGTTCACATGAGTACATTTCAAATTCGCTGCAAGGCCCGTGAGTTATTTAAAACTTACGATGCGCCACCAGCAGTAATCCAGCAGTACCAACGCAAGTGGGTGCGATCAATTATCCAGCTTGGCCCTAATTGGCTTTTGGCTCAACCAGTATCTAAAACACAATGAAAGTCTATCAAGCAATTAACAAAGTCCAAGCTGAACTTGCAAAACAAGGCATTGGCAAAGGTCGTAAAAACCAAGCGCAAGGCTACACGTTTAGGTCTATTGATGACGTTTACAACGTGTTGTCATCAATTCTTGCAGAAAACAATCTTTGTGTTTTGCCACGCATTTTGTCACGCGATCTTAGATTGGCAGAAACAAAAAGTGGTGGCTCAATGCACTATGTCACAGTGGAAGCTGAATTTGATTTTGTTTCGAGTGAAGACGGAACAAAACATACTGTAAAAAGTTATGGTGAAGCAATGGATTCAGGCGACAAAGCAACAAATAAAGCTATGTCGGCAGCACATAAATATGCAATGTTGATGGCGTTTTCTATTCCGACAGAAGGTGATAACGATTCTGATCAAGCACCACAAGAGGTTAAAAAACCAGCATTGACCAACAATCGGTTTGATAACGCAGTACAAAAAATCATTGCAAAGGAATACACAGTTGAACAATTGCGCGACACTTTTGCTTTGACAGCAGAACAGGAAGCTGCTTTGATACAGGCTTTGTCCAATGCTTAAATTCAGAGCGTCATCTCTTGCGGAAATTATGACTGACCCAAAAGGCAAAGACGAAACTTTGTCTGTTGGAGCCAAGACAGCAATCATTAAACAGGCCAAGGAATTTATCTATGGCTATGACGAAATCATCACTTCAAAGTACATGACCAAAGGTATTGAGGTTGAAGATCAGTCAATTGAACTGCTTAACTCTGTGCTGTTTACCAGTTTTGTAAAGAACACTGAACGCAAAACAAATGATTGGATTACTGGTGAATGCGACATTGTTGGCAACAACAAGATTCACGACATTAAATCATCATGGTCATTGTCAACTTTTCCTGTGCTGTCATCTCAAGGTGAAGACAAGACCTACGAATGGCAAGGCAGAGCCTACATGATGTTGTGGAATATGGACGAGTTTGAAATTGATTATTGCTTAGTGTCTACGCCAGAGCATTTGATTGGCTATGAGAATCCAGCCATTCACAATGTTGACCACATAACACCCGAGCTACGGGTTACCAGAGTTCTGTACAAACGCGACATGGCGTTAGAGGACAAAATAAAAAAGAAAGTAGAGGAGGCAAACAAGTTCTATGAACAAATCATTAAACAAATCTCGAAAGAGCATGAAGGAAATCTATGAATAGCTTAACAATTGCTGGTCAACTTGGTCGTGACGCTGAAGTGCGGTTTTTGCCTAATGGTGATCCAGTAGCAAATTTTTCTGTTGCCGATAGCCAAGGCAAAGACAAAGACGCTATCTGGTGGAATTGCCAGTTGTTTGGCAAACGTGCAGAGTCATTAGGGCAGTACCTTACTAAAGGCCAATCTGTAACGATTACAGGCAGCGTAAGCCAGCGTAAATACACTGACAAAAATGGAGTTGAAAAGATCAGCACAGACGTTCGCGTTAACGATGTTGCATTGCAAGGTGGTAAGCGTGACGAAACACCACGCCAAGCCGCACCACAGCGCCAGCAAGCATCAAAGCCAAGCAACCGTGGCGGCTTTGAAGATATGGATTCAGAAATCCCATTTTAATTAACGGGGGAAAGCGAATGCTGGTTACTTGTCCTAGGCAAGGAACACAAAGAGACACCAGTGCAGCGAGTACCCCACCTACAAGGACAAAACATGAATTTAAAAGACCTTTTTGGCGGCAATCCTTTAGACCTTTTTCCAAGGGTTAGAAAGGACGATCCCATCACATCTTTTGAGGCAGCAGACAGCATTAAAGAAGTTTCTGCCAAGCATCACAAAATAATCCTTGAGTGCTTAGAAAAAAACGGGCCGCTTGGTAAGGATGGCATTGCAAGGCTAACTGGCCTTGAAAGCAATCAAGTTGCAAGGCGCTTAAACGAGTTAAAAGTCATGTGCCTTATCGTTCTAACAGGTAACACAGTTAAATCAAACAGTGGTCGTAATGAAAGAGAGTGGACAGTATGAAAGAAACACAATCGTATAGCAGCACAGAGTTTGCAGTTATGCAATGGGCAAAAGACCGGGGCATCTACGAAAATGGTACAGCACTAGGCCAAGCAAAGAAAACGCTTGAGGAAGCTGGTGAGTTGCTTGCTGCTGTTGCCAGCAATGACCGTGAGGAAATTGCAGATGCTATTGGTGACGTTATGGTCACGCTGGTTAACGTAGGTGTGTTGTGCGACTTGGACTTGCGCCAGTGCTTTTACAACTCCTACAAAGTTATTGAGCCACGCAAAGGCTACATGAACAAAGCAGGTCAATTCGTAAAGGAATCGTGATGATTTTTGACCTTACTACTTCTGCTCTTGATAAACAAGAATCAGGCAATCACTACAAGGACAAAGCCATCCAACCTATTGTTTACATTCATGCAAACAACTTGGGTTTTTGTGAAGGCAACGTAGTGAAATACGTCACCCGGCACAAGGACAAAAATGGCGCTGCTGACATCCGCAAAGCCATTCACTACTTAGAATTGTTGCTTGAATTGCAATATCAAGACAAGACTTCCAGCACATGATTGATATGCTTTAAGCGATCCTCTAAGCCGATTGTGCCGCCATTGATCTTCTTGGTCATGGCGACATAATCTTTTGCATCGGCCTCTTTGTTTAGGCCACGCTTATTCCAAAACCAAGCCGCGCTTAATGTTGCGTATTTTGGTGACAACAAAAGGTCAGGCGAATGAATGAAATCCTCTTGCAAGGCATCGCCACAGAGAGTGTAGTTATCCTTCCCGGTCAACTGGATCAAGCCACGGCCTTTATACAGACTGCCTTCCTCGGTTTCTTCGGTTCCATTCCCCATACGACCACCATATACCTTGTTTGCGATCTTGTCGGGATTGCGGTGATACGGTTGTGCTGCCTCAAGATTTGGAAATCGGCTAGGCCAGACACGGCACAGGGCTTCCGCTGAATAGTTCAGGTTTTCTTGCAGCGTTTTAAAGTTGGCTGATTCGTGAGCGCATTGACCAATAAACGCTGCCATTCGCAATGGTGTGTTGATTTCATAGCGTTGCATAGCCTCATTCAAAGGCTCCAGCCAATCGTCATTGATGTGCAATTCTTTAAGTTGTTCAACAGTAATCACTTAGATGCTCCAGATTTAGAAAGCAAATCAGTCTTGGCTTGTGAACCAGCAGACGATCCAAAATAGTAAGCAATGATTCCCGTCCACGCAGTACCCAAGCTGCCAAGCATCATCAAAATTGCAGGGTTGCTGCTGTCAATCTGGTTGAAGAACATCATTACCATAATGCCAAAAAAGCCGATAGTCACAGCGCCAGCCAAGATGGGTGGCATCATGCTTCTGGTGGTGGCTTGCATCTCCCGTGCTGACTTGCGGTCTTCCACCTCTAGCTTTTCAAAGTTAAGGCCAAGTTCTTGCGCTTGTTTTTGAAGTTCAATTTCGGCAATCTTGACTTGTGCAATTTGCTCTGCCGACAATTTGTTATTGCTAATCATGTCGCCAACCTTGTCAGGGTCAACGCCAATAGCTTTTGAGATAGCCGACACAGCCATTCCCGCCAGTGGGCCACCCATTGCCGTAGCAATAGTCGGTGCGATTTGTTTAAGCCAATCCATATTAATTACCCCTCTTGGTTAGCATGGCGCTGGCGATCTCCAGCATGAAACGAACTTGTTCAAGGTTTTGCGGCTGCTCTGCCCAACCCACGGTAATCTGGCCCACAAAGCGATGCGAGTCAGGTGGAACGCTGACCCGGCAGGTAAACGTCACACCTTTTTCCAAGTACCACAGACCCACCTCAGACTGCGCGTAGCGGTATTCCCCGCAGGGAATCTCGTTGGTCATCAGCTTGACCACATCCGAATTGTTGGCTGTGTTCTGACTGAACAGGCCCACATCGATGTCCTCAATCGTCTTGTCC